TCTTGTTACGAATGGAGCGAAAGTGAGTTCAAAGACTTTTGTGAAACAGAAAACTTTAACCCTAAAACATATAAATATGCCTAATTATTGTTGGAATATATTGAACATTAATGGTCCTGAAGAGGATATAAATAAATTTCTTGATAAATCAATGGTTAAAAAAGATGGTGATACAGAAGATTATTTTAGATTTAGTGGTACTGTACCAGAACCTGATTATGAAACAACTCCAGTAAAACAAACTTATCCAGAAATAAGTGCTAAATATGCTAAAACAGAAAAAGAAAAAGAAAAAATTATGGAAAACAAACCTACTATTCGTAAAGATAGTTGGTGGGACTGGAGAGTACAAAATTGGGGAACTAAATGGGAACCAATGGAACCTAATATAGAACAAGGTAACCCTGAACATGTACAAATTACTTTTGATTCAGCTTGGTCTCCACCTATAGAGTGGTTACATAAAGTACATTTAGACTATCCTAATTTAAAATTTCTACTAGAATTTGAAGAACCAGGAATGAATTTCTATGGACATGTAGATGCTTACGCAAAAAATGGTATCTTTGACGAATTTGAAGGCGACTTAGATGAGCGTAATAAAGAAGAAGGCTTACCAATGATATAAAAACACTTATAGAAGAAAATGTATGAAGACAAAGACATAGAAAGAATACTGATAGGTAAACTTATTGTACATCCTGATCAGTATGTAAAACATCACGCAAATTTATCACCAGATTTATTTGTAAATGTGACATGCATTAATGTTTTTAATTCTTACACTAAATTATTGTCTAAGGGTATATCTCCTGATCTTGTAAATTTATCAAAAGATCTTAAAGATACAGAAGACATGATAACTATTACACTTTCTAGAATGTGTAATGAAGACGCTTTTTTACCAATAGAAACAGAAACATGTATAATTAGATTAAAAGACGCTCAAACTAATAGAAATATATATGAGTTCGCTAAAGAATTATCTATTTATATAGAAAATAGAGAAGATTCTGCAAAAATATTAGAATATATAAATAAAAACACAGGTAAATTAGATGCAAATAATTTAGTAAAAGATAAAGAAATTAACGATCAATTGTTTGATGTGTTAGCTGAATTAGAAAGACGTATAAACTCTGATGGTTTAACGGGTATACCTACAGGATTTAATTCATTAGATAGGTTTACTGGTGGATGGCAAGATACAGATCTTGTTATTGTAGGTGGTGCGTCTTCTATGGGTAAAACTAGTTTAGCAATGTCATTTGCTTTAAACGCCGCTAAACAAAAAGTACCAACAGCTATATTTTCTTACGAAATGAGCTATCAACAATTGTTAATGAGAATGATATCATCAGAAACAGGCATAGATAATAAATGGTTGTTAAATGGTACATTAGACACAGATAACTTAAAGTTAATTCAAAATGAAATAACTAGGATAGAAAAGTATCCTTTATATATTGATGATTGTAATAGAACATCACTATCTTATTTAATAAATAGAATTAAAAAACTTAAGGCTACGAAAGATATTAAATTAGTTCTTATAGATTATTTACAACTAGTTAATGCTAGTACCAAGAAAAATAATAGAGAACAAGAGGTTAGTTTAATAGCTAGGTCCTTAAAAAACATTGCAAAAGAGTTAAACATAACAGTTATTGCGTTATCACAACTTAACAGAGGTGTTGGACTAAGGACAGAAAGTCGTCCTACTATGGCAGATCTTAGAGAATCTGGTGAAATAGAACAAGCAGCAGATGTTGTGGCTTTTGTTTATAGAGCAGAATACTATGGTATAACACAAGATGAAAAAGGTGAAGACACCAGAGGAACTGCTGATATTATATTTGCAAAAGGTAGAAACATAGGTATAGGTACTGTGCGTTTACGTTTTAAATCCAATCTAACAAAATTTACAGAATATGAACAAGACTTTTAAATTTATTAAAAAGAATCCAATAGTTACAGCTATACTAACTTGCTTATCTGTATTGATAGTTATGCAGATTATCCCTATAATCATTATATTTTTTATTGTAGCATTATTTATGATGTTAGCTAGAAAAGCATTATGGGGAAGTCAAAACTAGATAAAATATATGATGAGGTTGCTTATGATACTAAGCTGCCTAAAAAACTAGTTAGAAAAACTATTAAACTATTGTTTAAAGAAATAGCTATTACTTTGCTATTGAAGAATAAACCTATTATGATACGTAGGTTTATAAAAATAGTTCTAGCTACTAGAACTGGTAAAAAAATTATTGAAAACTATAATAAATACAAAACTAAATTATGAAGAAATTGAAAACCGTAAATATTAAAGGTAAAGAGTATGTAGAAGTTAACGAAAGAATCAAACACTTTCGTTCTAACTACAAAGACTGGGCATTATCTACTACAATACTAGAGCTTGATAACAGCAGATGTGTAATTCAAGCAACAGTATTTAATGAAAATGACAGAATTATAAGTACAGGTATTGCCTACGAAGTAGAAGGTTCTTCTTTTATTAACAAGACATCATTTATAGAAAACTGTGAAACATCAGCTATTGGTCGTGCTCTTGGTAATCTTGGTATTGGTATTGATACATCTGTAGCTTCTTATGAAGAAGTTGCTAATGCTATCAAACAACAAAGTGCACCAAAAACAAAAGAAGCTCTGACTGAAGATAAATTTAATGCTATGTTAAAGGCTCTTAATGATGGTAAAATAGATTTAGTAAAATCTAAAATAGATAACTATACTTTATTGCCACATCAAGAAACAGCGCTAAAAGCTGCATTGTAATGAACTCGTATAAAGCAATATGTTTATGCGAAGGCATAGAAGAACCAAAAAGCACGAAAGAACTTATGAGTGCTTGGCAAAACTAAATAATGAGTATAAAAGCATTTAATTTAGGTGATATACAAACTACAAAACCTAAGGCACAGTCTAATACAAAAAAAGAATATGTTACTGAAGGTGCGTATAGATGTAAAATCACAGGAATGACTACATCACAAGATAAAGAGAATTACAAAGGTTCTCCATTTATTGAATTTGATGTAATGACAGAAGATAATAAAAATGGTAGATGTAGATTTTGGGTTATTAAAGAAACAGACCCACCTAAATCAGCTGAGTGGAAAGCAAAGTCACTCAAAGACTTTCTTGTTAATGCAGGAGTTAGAAACTTTGCAACAGACAATGAGGCATTTGATGAAGCTATAGGTAAATGGATTAATGTAGTGTTTACATTTGAAGAATATCTAA